TGTCATAGCCTCATTCCATTTTATTATTCTTAATTTATTCATACATAGTTTGAATTCTTCTAGGTCAGATGTTTCTATTGCACCAATAATGTATTGCATAGCGAATGCTTTAGGTATGCATCTATGTGCATCTAATAGATATTGTTTGATTGATTGTTTATCCTCGTTGGGATGATTGTATATGTATCTGGCTATATTATAATATGTATCTTGCACAAAATGAGTATCATCAAAATTTCTTCCCATTGTAGCTCTATTTGATTTTTTAGTTAATACATATTTGTCAGTATGTAATGAATGAAAGTTTACATTCCATGGAAATACTTTGTCAAACCTTGCACATTGCTTTGATATTCTAGTTACGTAAAATGATACTAGCATATAGTTATAATATGCTGACCATTTAATATAGTCTTTAGCAAATTGCTCGGCGTTTAAGTTCATGTCAATCATTGTGGGATTCTCCGATTGATTGGTTAATTGTTGTTTTATTAGTTATTATAGCAAGAAAAGTAGGTTAAGTCAACCTATATAAGTGCTTATATTTAAGGGATCTTATCATAAAAGTCTGCAAATTCAGGAAATGCGTCTACAAAACTATTTTTATGCCATGCATCATGTTGCATCATTGTCAGTTTTTGTTCTCTAAGTTCTACCCAATTAGTTCTTGATTTAGTATTTAAGAATACAGTCTGCATTTCTGGATATTCTTTCCAATGTTCAACTAAAGCATCAAGGTGATGCTGTGGTAACTGTGATATTCTTAATCCTTCTGGATCCATAACTAAGGTAGTACCGTGGTCTATACCTTTATCTTTCATTAAATCAAATGCCTCTTTTGCCGCATATGCAGTTGGCCATGACAATGCAGTTCTAATTCCTATTCCTGTATTACGTTTATTCTCTTTTACATATTTGTTTATTTCAAGAGTATTTTTCCATACAGTATCCCAGGTGCCTTTATGTCGCCAATAGTTATGTTGGTCGCCTATAGCATCTATACTTATAAAAAATTCTTTGTACTTTATTCCTTCTAAATATTCAAATAGATTATCTTTTTCTCTATGCAATAAACTACCGTTAGTTGTGATACGTACAACTATATTATTTCCTATATTACGTTTTTTTATTTCTTCTAAAATGATATACATTGAATCCATTAACATAGGCTCACCTCCCAAGAAATGTATTATTTTAACTTCATCTAATCTATCTAAATACATTTGTAAATGATGTTGATTTTTTCTTACTCCATTTTTCGGAAATTCTTTGTTATCACCATCAATCCAATTTTTTATTACAGCATGTGTGCTACTTAAATCATGTCCACACATTTTGCAACTAAAATTACACAGATTACTTTCTCTATAATCCATATGTACTAACATAAATTTATTTAGATCTATTGGTTGTCTATCTTCCACTAACTCATTAAGATATTGCCTATGTGAGTATACTCCTGATCTTTCATTGTTAACACAATGAATACACCCAGGTATATTTGTGACAGGTACTTCCATCATCATCTTTCGTAATGCTTGTGAGTTAGAATGATTAAATCTATCTTCAAATGATAAATGCTTTTTTGAATGTATAATGTAGTCATCACTCTTTGGTGACGTTCTAGACCATTCACAACAAGGAGTTATATCTCCATTAGTATATTCGTATGTAGTAACCCATGGAGCATAACAAGCTGGTTTTGTATTATCTAAATCTTTGTTCATGTGTGCTTTTCTCTGGGCTAATTTCATCTATAATTTCTTGTTTTGATGTACCTACTGCTTGTAAAGCCTCCTCGCAGGCTGATGGGAGTTTAGGTCCATTATAGATATTATCATATGAATTCCAAAAAGCAGTTCGAATGTCTTCTGATACTTCTCTTTGAATCATAACTTTTGATAGTTTGGGTTTAAGATTTTTAAGTTTAGGTATATCATTTTCACATACCTGTACTAGTCCGCCTGCTACACTTCCGATAAACATAGCAGAAAGTACATTTGGAATTGCACTAAGAAACATTTCAATCATTCTATATCTAATTCCTTTAAGTCTTGTTTAAATAATTTCCATAATCTAGCATTACCATGTTTTGCTAATATTATTTCTTTTGTAAGTGGTTCTTTTAATATTCCTACTTCGTCTATAGATGCTTTTGCTATTTGATACAGTCTAGATATTTCATGATCTTTTGTAGTTAAAACTGGTGGATTACTGTCTTCCCATTTTTTCCATTTGTCTTTAATTCTTTGTTTAGTTTGTTTACTCAGATTTCTAAAATCAATGTATGTTTGCTCACCTTCCATTGCAATTCTATTCATATGCATCCAACTAGTTTTACAATGCTCTAATTTGTTATAAAGCCAATCACACGTTTCTGTTATGCATCCTATGTTTAGTGCTGTAAGTACTAAGTTGGCTGAAAATATAATAGGAACACCTGACTGTTGTAACAGTACATATTTGCTTACTACATTCTCTACATCTTCCCACTTATAGTTACCAGGGCGTTGCATTTTTGCATATTTGCCAACACTATCCATACTAAAAATAATTCTAACTTGTTTTAATTTCTTCCATACATTAATTACACGTTGGCTAGGAAATATACTTGCATTTGTATGATATTCTAGGGTCAAATTCTTAAGGTTTTTATTTTGTTCTAGAATTTTTTCTAATAAGTTATCATGTTTCTTTTCTATCATAGGCTCGCCACCTATAATTTTTACTAGAGTTAATGCTGATAAGTCTGCATCTATATTATCTATTGATTGAGAAAATCCCTTAGGAATACTTACTCCTTTATTATATGCACCATATATTATGCTACTAGAAGCACCGTTACACATTACACATGCAAAATTACATAGGTTGCTTATTCCTGTCTCTAAGAATTTCAGTGGCAGTGGTTCGTTTTTATATATAATTACATCTTTATCTGCATGTCTTTTATGTTGTGTAACTCTTTGATGTTCTCTTCCGTATGCCTCTTTGTGAACTTGGTGGTATTCGCTATCTTCATTGTTGTAACATATATTGCAACCACTTGGTCTTTCTCCTTCAATCATCATTTGTCTGATTTTTTGCCAATATTCACTGTGCCTAGCATTTTCTAATCCATCGCTAACCAGTGGCTGTTTTAAGTTATGTTCTTTGGCAAAGTCTTCTTCAGGTTGACCATTCCATAAGCAACAAGGAACTACAACACCTCCAGTGCCTATAGTAGTGCTTACCCAAGGTAATATACAAAAACTTTTTGTTGGTAAGTCATCTAGTCTCATTTAAATTGTTCTCCATAGGGGTCAAACTCTGTGCCACATTTCATAGCACAAACTCCTAATTTGCCTTCTTTGATACTTTCAAGCATCCAACTGTTTTGAATGTTTCTCATAATTCCACTGTCGAACACTCCTTTTATCGTATTTATCTTAGCACTAATTCCATCCTTGCCACCTGCTTCATCAATGAAATCCCAGATCTGCTCTACTTTAGGATCACTGTGCCACCACTTGTACATACGACCTGCTGTCCAACAACAAGGCATAACTAATCCTTCTGCTGTTATAAAAATACTTTTAAGGTCTTTCTTTGCTACTTTACATCTTATTGTTGCTTGGTTATAATAGTCCATCATACTACCATATGTTTTTTCAATTTCTTCTTGTTTTAATAGTGCTAAGTTTTGATGTTCTGCTTTTTTAGGTTTAGCAAGTTTTTGCATATCTGCACCTTTACGATTCTTTGCTTGGTGTGTTTGTTTAGCTGTACTGTCTGCTCTAACAAAGCGACCTGTTTTCTTTTTCATAAAACGTTCAACGCCCCATTCTTTAGCAAGTTGTTCAGCACGTTCAACATCACATTCACTATGTTCAAATATTAAATAGTCCCAACGAGCTCTGCCACCTGCGGCAATAAATGCTTTCATGTTACGTTCAACGTACTCCCATTTAACTCCTTGCCTATATAAATGATTAGTTTCTTCAAGCCCATCTACACTAAAGATAACACATCCATTTTTACCTATTACTTTTGCTACATCAGCCCACCACTCTACATCTCTGGCACCTGCGTTTGTATTCATGCTTAACCACATATTAGGATTACAATCTCTAAACCATTGAAATATTTCTAATGTATCTCTAGCACTAATTGGGTCGCCCAAGTTACCACACATATACATTGTTTTTAATTGTGCTATAAAGTCTGCTGGAAATATATCAATACAATCATCAAGTGTTAATTCTTGTAAATTTCCTCTGATATGTTGATTAACTGGTCCGCCACTTTCATTACGGTCACACATAGGGCAACTTGCATTGCAACGTTGTGTAACTTCTAAATGAACTTCGTTTATTTGCTTATAATTGTACATTAATATAATCCATTAAATATAAAATAGTCTACTATAAATGTTAATTCAGCACCAATAAAGACTGCTAAGTAATAATTATTTAGCCTATCCCATAATAATTTAATAATAGCCCATGCTATTCCTACTCGTAACGAATATAATATGTTTGCTTGTATTATTTCCATAGTTTCCGGTAAGGCTTGTGCTTCAAATAAGTATGCAAATATTCCGCCATCATATAAAAAACTAACTTGGGCAGCGATTAAAACTGCAAACACATAAGGCATATGCTTGTTGAAAAACTTTACAATATGTGCTGTTACTAATAATCTATATCCAACATAAATTATGTTGGTTAGTAATAATTCCATTAGTGTGATCGCTTTCCGTCAAAGACACAAACAAAATATAGTCCTTCTGGTCCACAACTCACTTTATGATGTACTCCGTCTTCTATTAAAACTACATCACCTGCTTCTACAAATCTTGGAACATCATTTAAATACATTGTTCCTGCTCCTTTAACAAAATAGTATACTTCTTCTTGACCAGAATGTGTATGTCCGTTTGTGCTTTGGTATGGTTTTAAGTCTGTTGAACTAACAACTAAATTATTTAATAGTGTATTGTCTTTAAGTTTATATGTTTTGTTATCTTTAACAACCACACCACCTATATCGTCTATTTTTAAATACATATTTAATCATCCATTATTAGTTTCACATTTTTTCCAGGGCCAATTTCGCTTGGAAATCCACCGTGTTCTTCACAGTAATATATAATAACAGCTCTATACCATTGCTGACTGTTATGATGTGCTTCTTTATTAAATTTATAGATACTATTGTTGTCTGCAGGCATTGTACTAATTGCTCGAGCCGCTTCTCTCTGTAATTCTCTTAGTGTATAATTATCAAGTATTACATTCCACAATTCTTTATCCATTTTAATCTTCAATTCCTTTTAACTTTAATAGCATAGCTCTTTTTTCGTCTACAAATTCAAATGCTAATATTTGTCTTCCGTTTGTTTCTTTATAAAATACTTCTGCTAATTTATAATCAACATTATACTTTAGTCCTTCTTGCCCTAGTAATGATGCTATGTTTGCAATAGCATCGTAGGTGGCAAATGCATCTGTATTGTTAGTGTACTCGTCTGTAAAAAATCTTATTACTGCTGTCGCTGGCGTTTTCATATTAATGTAATGTTAATCTTTGAACACCTGCTAGTCTAATTAACATAGCTTCATGTTTATCTTTAAATCCAAATTTAAGAATTTGTTCATTACCTTCGCGATATGATTCGTGAAACCAAAAGTCTGGACCATATATTAATCCCTTTGCACCTATCTCTGCTGATATCTTACAACACGCATCCATATCAGAATGCTCAGTAAAATCATCCATAACAAAATCTATGTATATTACATCTTCCATATGTTTATTTAATGCCAATTAGCATAAACCTATTATAAAGCTCAGTATCTAGATTACCTTCATACATTATACTCTGCATTGGATATTTAGACTTAGCTTCTTCTATATCTTCACAACAATTACTATGTTGTGGATTATCAAAATAATCATTTGTATGTAGTACTACAAACGTTCCTTCTGGTAAATTTTCAAACCAAGTATTATTCATATGTTCGCAACTTGTATTAATGACCATATGAACTTTTTCTTCATGTTCTGAATGATGAGCATTATATATCATGTTACTACCATTCCATTTAATTTTGTTAACATCATGTGTAATAGCAAAGAATTTACCTTCGCTAACTTCTTTTTCGTATAAACATTCAGTAGGAGGAATAACTTTTGGATCGTTATCAACAGTATAAATTTTATTTACTTCAAACTGTGAGAATAAAAAGTATGCTACAAAATTATACCAACCACCATAAAATACTACATTACCTAAGTTACCTTCTACACATTTTGCAAGTTCAGTTGCTAACCAAATTTTACTCTTTACTTGTCCACGTGATAAAAAGTCTCCTAAGTCAGGAAGTAATAAAGATGTTGCATGATCAACTACAAAGTAATCAATAAATCTACAAATTCTATTAACAAAATCATCATCTGCCACTGTTGCAATTAAACTAGTAATGAGTTCTGTCTTTACTTCTACATCATCCATATGTTCATTTAAAAGCATGTTCACCCAGGCTCTACGCAACTCATACGGAACTTTTTCAATTCCTTCGTATTTGCCTTCTATCATATTCATTATTATATCACGTTTACGATAATAGTTTTGATGATATAATGCTTTAAATACTGGCTCGTATTTTTCTTCTTGTCCGGTAGCCCGAAAGTATTCACTTAGTCCGTTTAGCCAGTGAAATTTACTTGTAAACTCAGAGTGCTTCATTAAACTTTTCCTTTAGCCATTCCCAATCATTAATCTTATTTAATGCTTTAGTGTTATTTTTATAATGCTGTCCAAAGTCTCTGCCTTGGTTAGCACCTAGTATTGCATAGTCTCCGTAACGCCTGTCCTCACCACGTTCGCACCATACTCTCAATCTGTATGCATCATCTACTTGTTTATTATTGTCAATGATGTTACTTGAAAGTTTAGTACATTCTCTAAATGCACTTCGCCATGTGTTAAATGGGTCTGTATTAAACTGTGTTATATTTGAAATTTCAAACATTGGCTTAAATATCGCTCCAATGCTTGTAGTCATATCTACTTTAAACTCTTTTACTGCTAGTAAATTCTTTTTAGGAAATAGTTTTAATGCACCATTGCCGTACACTAAATCATTAATAGGATTGTGGCTACGATATGTAAATACACATTCTGTTTCTTTTACACCTGGATAAGCTAATCGTCTATCACTTGGTGTAAACTTGAATGCAAAGTTTTCTGTTATAACGGCGTCTGCATCACACACATAAAAATAACTTGTACGTGATTCTTCAGCACAGGCTTTATGTGCGTTAAGTAATCCTTCAACACCGTCTATGCGTTTAGCATGTGGTGCTTTTTCTTGTAGTATTTTAAAATTATCATCTGCTTCTGGTTCTCCGAACGTTAGCATGAAAACATCTAACATAAACTATTTCCTTTATCATATAATACATTAAGTTGACTGAAATGTCAAGTGATTGTGCGGGTTTTGTTTCGTTATAACTATATTTATCGACAACGACAACACCCCAAATTGGGGTGTCGTGGTTATCAACTATTGTGCTAGTGGGTTATCTAGTGCTCTTTGTAGTCTTTTATTAAGTCTTTCTTCAAGCTCTTTAAGTTTAAGGTCGGTACTAGTTCTAAGACTATCTGCTTTTTGTTCGTAATCTGTTAATAACTGGTCGCGTTTGTTTTCAAAACGTTGATCAGCTAATGTTAATAGTTCACGTACATCTTCTTCAGTGTCATTAACATCATCTTCAACTTGGTCAACTATTCTTTCTAATCTAACA